TGGTGCTTAGCGCCCAGTGCGTTGATGGCGGCGATACGAGTCCGCTCGGCCTCAGCGGCCTTGGACCGGATCACCTCCAAATCAGGGGTGTTTTCTTCCATTGCAGGAATGGGGATAGATGCGGTTTCGGCCGCTTGGCGTGTCGTTTCTTCTTCCACTACTTGTGCAGCGGGAGAAGCTACTTCGTCACTAATACTAGGCTCAGTGACTTGCAAGACCTCATCCATAATCGGTTCAGGGGAAAGTAATGAACGGCCGATCCCAATTGTGGGATCTGCCGGAATACTTACAACCGAAACTTCGTGAGGCGCCCAGCTGGTTGCGACAAAGTCACCTTCCCGCTCTTCCATCTGGTTGATGGCGTAGCCGAAGCTGATCCCGCGCAGGATTCCGTCCTTGACGTCGTCAAGAACTTCTTGGGCGAACTTGTTACGCGAGAAACGCACTTTTGCGTAACCGCGCTTCTTGTCGCCGTCGACCCAGGCACGCTCTACAACGCCCACGACTTTGTCGGGATTGTGGTTGAACAGCAGAGGCGCACCATCGTTTAGACGGCTCAGGTCTGCAGCCTGCTCGTTGTGGCTAAGCACTTCGTTGCCGAAGTAGCGGGCCACGGGGTACTCGGAGCTGAAGGGGAACTCGAAAGTCCGCTCCTTAATGCTGCGAAACTCAGTCGCTTCGGTGCGGGTGTACTTGCCACCCTCGATGTCGCGCACTGAAGTCTCAGGGGCTTCTTCGACCACCTTTTCAATCTCAGCAGGCTCCTCGACCTCAAGAGAGCGCAGAGGCGCAATCTTGCTCAAGGTGCTGAAGCGGTGGCCGACGCGGGTGTCGGTTTTCATGTAGCCCTCGCCATCAGACTCGGGCCGGAAGACTGCGATTAGAGCCGCAGGATCTTCTGCAGTGCCGTTGACCGTGAAGGTGCTGTCGGGAACATCAATGCTCCCGTCGCGTTCCACGCGCTCGATCTGGCCACGGGCTGTGCCACCCGAGCTATTCCAAGACACGTAGTCGCCAACCTTCAACTGATCAGCTGCGGCACGCTGGAGTTCAGCATCCATAGCTTTCTCGTTGGTAGCTGGTTCAAATTCGAGTGGCTCGTAGCCGTTGTCCTTGAGCCACTCGCGTGCTTCGGCAGCAGTAAAGCGACTGAGCTTAAAGCGGATTGCTTGAAGATCAGACTCGCCGTCCTTTATGCCAAAGATGAAGTCGACACCCGCACCACCCCGATCATTAGACCGCCGGAAGCGGTCGTATTGCGCGGGATCACGCAGACGAGCTGCATGTTCGCTTGGGTAAGGACGCTCGTCAAAGTCCCCAGAAGTCAAATCGAATTGAAAAATGTCGATTGCGCCTTCCACGAAACTTTGACACAGGCTGCCACAAGTCTATCGGCGAACTTTTTTATGCTTTCTTTCTACGGCTTGTCGATTTAGAGCGGGCAGGAGGGGCCGCTTCAGGCTCGGTGGGAACATCCGGGAAAGCTGGAGCCGCATCGAGGATGTCTTTGTCAAGCGTGACGCCGGTGGATTGCGCCAGCTCCTGTTCGCGGGCCAGTTCGGTGACGTTGTCGTCGTAATCGCCGCCGGTATAGGCGATGATCTGCGCCTTTGTCATGTAGCCAGCCTGCTCCGCCTCTCGGTAAGCCTTGACTTCCTTGAGGGGGTCAACCCAGCTCCAGCCACGAGCCATCCAACGAGGCGTCTCGTAGCGCTCAGGACGGGCTTCGTAATCCGCAAAGGGCAATTCGCCACTAAGCACCGCAAGACCAAGCCATTCGCGGAAGATCCGCATGTGGAAGTTCTCGATCAGGTAGTTCTGAACAACGCGCCAGTGTTCACGATCTTCAAGCAGGCTTAGACGCGAGCTGGAGTAATTAGTGTCGCTGAAGTCGCGGCTAAGCGTTTCGTAGGAGCAGCCAAAACCCGATGCAAAGCGGCGGACCTTGTTTTTGACGAACATCTCGAACTGCTGGTCAGGCGAGCTGATGTTCGGGACCGTGACACTTTCCCCAGGAGAGAGGTACTTATACGTACCAGGCTCGAAGTCACTTACGCGCTGCTTGTTTTCAACGTCGTCAGCAATCAGCTCACCCTCGTTATTAGTGATGAAGCCCATGATTGAGGCGCCGACGCGAGCGCGGACCACGGCGGCCTCTTCGTAGCCCTGCAGCTGGTGAGCGTCGGACATGACGCTGTGGAACCAGGGCACACCGCGGTTTTGACCGGGGCGCTCAGGCATGAACAGGTGAATGACGTCTGCAGCGGGGATAAAGACGTGTTTGTCGTTGCGCTGAGGGGCGTTCTGGAACCAATAGTCGCCGGGGTGGCGAGTAAGGAAGGCGTACCGCACAGGGCGGCCCCACTCGTTCACCTCAACGCCGTTGCGCCATTCGTTGGTCTTGGTCAGCGTGGAGCCCTGGTACTCCTCATCAAGCAGATCGCTTTCAAGGAGCTGAAGCGCCAAGGGCACCTTGGAGTTGCCAAACGGGCGGCGAACGATGCGGAAGATTGCCTCACCAGACTCAGGCAACGCGCCAGCAGCAAGCCACTCAAGCTGGTGGAAGCTGTAGCGGCCGCTTACGTCGCAATTCTCGGCGCGGGTCCAAACTTCCCACTTCGCTTCAATCAGGTTGTTGATGCGGTCGTCGCGTTTGATTCCCCGAACTTGCTGAACCTGTGACTGAAGCTTGATGCCGGTGCCGACAACGTTGATCTGGGTCGTCCGCTTCGCCTGACGCGCATAAGGGTTGTTGCGGACCATCTCGCGAGAGCGGTCGCGCAACTTGCGCAAACTGGTGCGAATTTCAGCGTCGGCGCTGGTCTGTGTTGCAAGCCAGTCGTTGGTGAGACGGCTAATTAGCGCGCCTTGGTAGGAGCGACGGCGGGGTGCCGGCTGGGGCTGCTCACGCCCGAAGCCCAAGAAGTTGCTAACGCGAGTGCGGAGTCCCATGGCTTAGGCGTTGAAGCGGACGAACATGTTGCGCGGGTTGCCCAAGCCATTAGCAATGAGCTCGGCTTGCTGTTCGCGCTTGACTTCAGCCTTTAGTTTGCCCTCCAGCTGAATCAAATCAGGTAGGTCGTACTTCTTCAGATTACGGGTGCCAATCCGGTATTCCTGGACTACGCCACCGTCAACAATTGCGCGGATTGCTGCTTGAACAGCGTCCAGATCTTTCTGGGCTTGAGTGCGGCCGTCATACGCGCCAGGGGTGCCGCTGTACGTAAGCGCCGCCTCTACGGTCAGGCTGCCATTGCCCAGCGTGATGACTTCGCTGTCTTTAGTCGCAACAGCGGTCCAATACCAATTACCTGCGTCGAAATCGGCGGTTGTAGACGCAGCAATCGTGAATTGCCAGCCCGTGCCATAGGCGGAGCCGGTAGAAGTCGCGCCTTCAGAAGCAGTATTGGTGCGTAAGTAGTACTTGAGCGTCCAGTCCGAGCTGGTTACTTCGTTGCCAAATACATCGGTTGAAGCGTCGTCGCGCCACTTGACCGTATCGCCGGCTCGGATCGTCGTTGGGATGTTCACGGCCTCACCAGCTCTTGACGAAATTGGCGCGTTTTGGCGCGTTCTGCTGGCTCGATCCTAGCGCCGCCTTTTGTTTAGGTTCATTTCGGCGTTCTAACTGATCCCATATACTTCGGCGGTCGTATTTTTGGTACAAACGGTGCAAGCTGGCATATGCGTAGTTCAGCTCGTCGAGCGCCTCGTTTGGACTCTGGCTCTTCTTAACCCATACGCGCTCGGGGAAGCCGTTCCTAAAGCGCAGGATCTGTCTTTCCGCTGTCAGCTCCTGGAAGTAGTCAGGAGTGATCGTCGGGAAGAAATGCAGGTAGCCCGCTCCAGGGTCGTTGTGTTTGAGACGCCCGAAGAGAAGCGACTTCACTCCATCCACGCCAACAGGGAACAATTGTGCGCCTTTCTTGAGCGCCCGGCCGTTGAAATTGATGTCAACCTTGCTTGATTTACCCAGCACGGGTTTGCCCTTCTGGCCCATACCCTTGATCGCGATGACGCCCAGGTGGGCGCGCTCGCGGCTGTATTGGTAGACCTCCTGGGTGTGGTGGCCACCGGAGTCAATGGCGCAGACCATGATCTTCATCTCATCGCCGGCCTCGTTGACGTAAGGCTTCTGGAGCACTTCGTCGAGCTGCTTCCACACCTCGGGACGTGAGGGCGCGCCATAGATCTTGACCCGGTCGATTAGCCAGCCTTCCTCTTCGCGGCCCCATGCCCACACAGAGAGGCTGAGGCGATCGTCCTGCACGTCGCAGCCCACCGTGAGTGCAAGGGCCTCGATTGGTGGCACGCCCTGTTTGTATTTCTCGGCGGAGGCGCGTTCCATCAAGGCGTCGGCTCCCACCTTGGAGGCGTACTCGTCCTCCCAAACCTCACCCAATGTGGTGTTGATCCAGGTCTTCAGCTGCTCGGCATCGTTCTTGGAGTCGAGGAACTCCTCGACGAGGTTCGACCAGGTGGCGTTAGGCGAGTAGCTGTAGGCCGCCCAGATGTGGAAGCCGACGTGCTTGCCGTTGCCTGGTGCGGTGGCGCGCCACTCGCCTCGCTCCACCATCCAACGCTTCTTGGAGTGGGGGATCCAGACGCCGCAGCCTT